GAGATGTCGAACGAGCTCGGCGGCTACAAGCCTGCTGGCCCGGCCGGCGCTCCGGCGACGGGTGCCGCGGTGAAGCCGGCCACTGGTGGCGGGGCTGCTGCTGGCGGGTCGGCAACGCCCCCCTGGAAGCGCACCGGCACCGGCTAAGCGTAACTGGCGGGGCTGTCTCGTACACGGCCCCGCCAGATCCCCTGACTGACGATCAAAAGGACGGGCGCTATGGTAGCGATTCCCGAAACGATAGACCATACCCTTGCCGCGGCGGATGCGGCCCTGGAAGCAGCGCAGGTGCGCCGACCGCGTCCATATCTCGGTATGTCGGCGCTGGGCGCGGAATGCTCGCGCCAGCTCTGGTACGGATTCCGCTGGACCGCGCTGAACCGCTTCGATGCGGCAACGCTGAAACGCTTCGAAGATGGTCATGCCTCTGAAGCGGTGGCAGTTGCTCGGCTGAAGAGCGTCGAAAGCCTCGAAGTCCATGATGTTGGCGAAGACGGCCGCCAATTCGGCTTTATCGACCTGGGCGGACACCTGCGCGGCCATATGGATGGCGTTATCCTCGGGCTCCAACAGGCGCCGAAGACCTGGCATGTCCTCGAGATCAAAGCCACGGCCGACGACAAGTTGCGCGCGCTGGAGAAGGCGAAGCGGGAGCTGGGCGAGAAGGCCGCGTTGAAGGCGTGGAACCCCGTCTATTACGCACAGGCGATCCTCTACATGTTTTACGCCGGCCTCGATCGGCACTATCTCGTTGCCTGCTCGCCCGGCGCCCGGCGGTGGACCTCGGTTCGCACCGAAGCGGATCCCGCCGAAGTCGATCGGCTTCTCGCCAAGGCGGAGCGCATCGTCTTTTCGGACGCGCCGCCGGAGCGCGCGGGCGGGTCCGATACCTATTTCTGCCGCTGGTGCGATTTCGCGCCCATCTGCCATGAAGGCGAGCCTGCGGAGCGGAACTGCCGAACCTGCATCCATGTGACGGCGGAGCGCGATGGCCGCTGGTCCTGCGCCCGTTGGGATTTCGTGGATCTCGAGGAAAAGCTGCAGGCGGAAGGCTGCTTCGAACATCGTTACCTGCCTGGCCTGGTGCCCGGTGAGCAGGTCGATGTCAGCGAAGGTGATATCACCTATCGCATGCCGGACGGCTCTCTCTGGATCGACGGGAGGGCAGCAGCATGACGCGCAGGCGAGTTGAGCTCGAAGTTGATCTGGACGAATTCGATGATGCAGATATCCTCGAAGCGGTAGAGAAGATAATCGAAGCCAATGGTCGAGCTGTGATGCTCGGCGGTGGTCCGGAAACACCCGCAGTGATGCTGCACCGAATGGTCAGCGATCTCGCCTTCGCCATTGCCGTCGGTAATCGCGATGAAGCACTTTACCGACTTGATCAGCTTGTAGGCGATAATCCTCGCCTGCGGGATGCCGTCGACTTAGGCACGCGGCGTGTGTGCAGGGGAGGTCGGTCATGAGCGCCCTCGGCCAGCTGCTCTGCTTCCTAGGCTTTCACGTGATCGATCCGGATGAACTTTACCGGCGCAAGCCCCGTGCCGCGCGGATCGGCGTGAACGTCGCTCAAGGCCTTCCCTGCAACTGCACCCGCTGCGGAAGGATCGTCTGGAGATGAGCGCCGATCCTCGCATCATTGATCGCCTGGCGAAGGTCTGCGGCCTGTTCGGTTCCAACCAGGTTGGCGAGCGCGCAGCCGCAGCCGATCGCGCCGAGAAAATCCGCCTGCAGCTCGGCTTGTCCTGGGCCGACTTGCTCAAAGGTTCACCGCGCCTTCCGGACTTCGATCCTGAAACGGCGACGCCGGCCGCGCTGGTAGCCCGCTGCTCGCCTATCCTGACGGAATGGGAGAAGGAATTTCTCGCCTCCCTCTCCGGACGGTTCGCCTTCACCGAAAAGCAGAAAAACCGGCTCCGCATCATCCGGACGAAGTGCGCCACCTGGTACGCGAACGGGGGCCGCGCATGACGCTGAAGCTCAGACCGTATCAGGAAACGGCGCTCTACCACACCTTCGAATATTTCAAGGAGAAGAGCGGGGATCCGGTGATCGTGCTGCCTACCGGCTCGGGTAAGTCGCTAGTGATTGCCGAGTGGGTTCGCTTTGTCTTCGACATGGATCCGAACGCACGCATCCTGATCATCACGCACGTTCGCGAGCTGGTCAGCCAGAACTATGCCGAGCTGATGGCGCTGTGGCCGGATGCTCCTGCCGGCATCTACTCGGCTGGGCTCAACCGGCGCGAGCTCGGCGCGCGGATCCTCTTCGCGTCCATCCAGTCGATCCACAAGCGCGCGCTCCAGATCCAGCAATGCGATATGGTGCTGATCGACGAAGCGCATCTGATCCCGCGCAAGTCGAATACGATGTACCGGCGCTTCCTCGCGGAGCTTCGCCGAATTAATCCGCACCTTAAGATCATCGGGCTAACCGCGACGCCCTTCCGGCTCGACAGCGGCATGCTTCACGAAGGCGACGACGCGCTCTTCACCGATATCGCGCACGAAACGCCGGTTCGCGAACTGATCGACGACGAATACCTCTCGCCGCCAGTCAGTCATCGCCAAAAAGCCGAGATCGACGTTACCGGCGTCGGCACGCGCGGCGGGGAATTCATCGCTGCGCAGCTCGAAGTGGCAGCGCTCGACCCGCCCGTGATCAACGCCATTGCCGACCGTATTGTGGAGGTCGGTGCCGATCGCCACGGCTGGCTCGTCTTCGGTTGCACGGTCGCGCACTGCGAGGCGCTGAACGAGGCGCTGCGCGCGCGCGGCGTTTCCTCGGCCGCCGTGTTCGGCGAGACAGACAAACGCGAGCGCGATCGGCTGATATCCGACTTCAAAGCGCGGAAGATACGGGCGCTGTGCTCGATGGGCGTGCTGACAACCGGGTTCAATGCGCGCCACGTCGATCTTGTCGCACTGGCGCGGCCAACTAAATCCACCGGGCTCTATATCCAGATGGTTGGCCGGGGCACGCGGCTCTCGCCTGAAACCGGCAAGACGAACTGCCTGGTGCTCGACTTCGGCGGCAACATCGCGCGGCACGGGCCCTTCGACGATCCGTACATCCCGAAAAAGAAGAAGGGCACTGGACCGGCGCCGTTCAAGGAATGTCCGGAGTGTGGCTGCGCCTGCGGCACGATGACGCGGCTCTGCCCAGAGTGCGGGTTCGAATTCCCTCCTCCTGAACGGTTGATCCACCAGACTCCCGACAACAAGCCGATCCTGGCGGAACCTCCGCCCTGGCTAGAGGTGTCCAGCGTCGCGTGCGAGCTGCACGAGAAGCCGGACAAGCCGCCGTCTATGAAGGTGACGTACCGCGTCGGCCTTGGCGTGATGCATCGCGAATGGGTCTGTTTCAGCCACACCGGATATGCGCGCTCCAAAGCGGAGGTCTGGTGGCAGCGCCGCGGCAACTCGCCGGTGCCGCGCAACACACATGAAGCCCTCGCACGGGCCGCTGCCGGCGAGCTGCAGCATTCGTCCGCAATCCAAGTGAAGCCGAACGGGCCGTACACTGAAATCGTGCGGCACCGCTTCGATCAAGATCAACAGGAGAAAGCAGCATAATGGCTGACATATTGGATTTCCCGCAGCGGCCAGCCAAGGACGATGCTGCCAATGTCGAAGCGCAGGCGATCATCGACGGCGAATATCTCGGCGGTGAAGCGATCGATCTGGCGGAAGGAAACTACAAGGCCGCAAGGGCGGCTTTGTTGCAAGGCATGAAGTTCGTGACTGAGCGCGAGCTCATGAACCGCGCGAACCGGCTTCTCGGCCATTTTGACAATGATGGTCCGGAGGCGGCGTGATGAGCGAGCGCGGCTACAAGATCGGCCTCATTGGCGTTTGGCTGGGTGCATCGCTCGGCTTCGCGGCCCTCGGCTTTGAGGGGACGGCGATCACAGCCTTTATGGTGAGCTTCTTCTCGATGGTGCTGGCATGACGCACCTGCAACGGCTCCAGATCCGCTGGATCAAGCTCCAGAACGATGTTGCTGTGCTCATCAGGTGTCGCGGCGGACACGCTCCCGATCCCGACACTTCGATAT